TTATTTTTCCTTTACTTTCCTTTATAATGGGGCCTTTCTATATATTGTTATCTTAACGATTTTATGTTTTCTCTCAGGAAAAGCCCCAAACCTTTCATCCTCTACAATACCTCACTATTGTACTGGAATTGGCCTACGTTGTTTTTTTAAAAAATTTAGTACATCTTTACCCTGTACAAAAAGCTTTAAAGCAGTGGCCGCTATTTCTCCAGAATAACCATTTTCGATTAGTCTCATATAGAGATTTTCTAAATTTTTTAATTTATTAATCTCCTTAACTATTTCTTCAGGAGTAGTTCGTTTTTTTTTACGACCCATAAGACCCTCCCTTATTTGGATCGATTCCTTCATAATCTGCCACGAATTTATCAATAGCAATTTTTATTTGATGAGCTAGAGTATGATTATGTTTTACTGCAATTTTTTTTAATTTTTCATTTAATGCAGTGCTTTCTAGTATTTCTACTACTAAACAACTAATAGAGCATCTTTGTTCAGCTGCAACTATTCTTAACTCTTCATGTTTTGAAGGAAATATTCTAATTTTAAATTGCGTTTTCTTCATATGGTCCAATGGTACCATATTTATTTTTTTTTTGGCAATTTTTATTTATGAAAAAGATTTCCCCTAGTAACAAGGAGTCAAAGCCCAGAGGTGTCTATTGGGCTGAGGCCACAGCGATTTTGGCCAATCTAAAACGACGAGGGACAAAATGACGAAAAAAATTTATAAAGCTTATTGTACGGAGCTACCATTCGTGGACGTTCCACCAATAACAAAAGAATATCCTAGAGCCCCAACGGCTACGGATACAGAATTCTCATTAGGTTATCCATGGGTTTATAAACCAACAGTTGACACAGCTCAACTTTATAATTTTTGTGGAATAGACTCTTCTGGGGATGCGATATGGGTTTTGGCGTCTCCTGGAAGTTCTGATGTAGATCAGTTAAAAGGAGATAGCGGAACTGCTACTCCAGCGGGTGGTATTATTAATATCCTCGGTGGAACTAACGTAACTACTGTTGGAGGATCTCCAACTGGTGACGACTTAACAGTTAACTTAGATGCAGCAATTACTCTTGCAACATCTATTACAACTCCATTAATAACATCTGCGGCAGCTATGGATATCAACGTAGCAGCTGGATCTGATATTACTATTCAGATGGGAGATGCGGCTGGAGCAAACGTAATAGACTTTGAAGACTCAGCAAGTGCGACAGTTGCTAGTTTAGATTCTAATGGTACTTTAACTGTAGTAAATATGGATGGTATCATCGGAGCAACAACTCCAGCAGCTGGTACATTCACTACAGTAACAGGAAATACTTCTGTAACTGCACCTTTATTCACTGCAAATGCAGCAGATGCTTTAGTACAAGCAGGTGGTGCAAATGATGTAGTTGTAAGACTAGGAGACAATGCTGGTGCTACATTCTTTAGAGTGCAAGATAGCGATTCAGCTGACCAAGTTACAATAGATTCTGATGGAGCAATGAGTGCTTTAACAGGTATCACTGTATCAGGGGCAGCAGTTTCTCTTAATGATAACTCTAACTTTGCAACAACAATTAATACTGGAACATCTACAGGAACAGTTTCAATCGGAAGTGCTAATGCTGGAGCAATCACTATAGATTCTGGAGCAGGAGTGTCAATAGATGGTGCTACAGCTTCTAACTTCACAGTAACTGGAGCTTCTGAAGACTTAACATTAGGAGCAACGGGTGGATCTATCAACATCGTGGCAACTGAAGCAGATGCTCAAGCTATCTTAATAGATGCATCAGATGCAGCTGGTGGTATTGATGTAGATTGTGGTACTGGAGGATTTGATTTACTTGCAACAGGTGGAGCTTTCTCTATTGATGGACAAGCAGCATCTAACATTACAGTAACAAGTGCTGGACTAGACTTAAGCCTTCAAGGTGTAGGTTGTGCGGTAAATATGACATCTACTGAAGCTCAGAACGATGCTATACATATCGAAGCGTCTGCTGCTAATGGTGGTGTTCAGATTTATGCTGGTACTGGCGGAGTTCAAATTGGTGATGAAGCAGATTGCGCAGGTATTACTCTTGGTAATATTGCTCCAACACAAGGAAGAACTATCGTAATAGGTTCAGGAACTGTTGTAACAGCAGCTGTAACTGATGACATTTCAATTGGAGATGGCGGAGCTACAACTAATGCTGACTCAATCAAACATGTTGATATTAACAACGGCGGTGTAACAACTGGTGTGGTTAGAACATACATTATGGGTGGTGCAGTAACATCTGGAACACATACTCTAGAGCTTTCTGCTGGAAACGTAGCAGCAGGTACTGCAACTGTAAACATGTCAACAGGAACAGGAACAAAAACTGTAAATGTTGGTAATGCAGATGCGAATACAACAGTAAATATTGATGCTATCACAAATATCAATACTGATGTTAATGCAGCTGTTGCGATAAATACAGGAACTTCAACTGGAACTGTAACTATCGGTAACGTAGCAAATTCTGGAGCAATGGTACTAGGATCTAGTTCTACTCTTGATGTTGATACAGCAGGACAGATTCAAATAAATTCTTCTGGTTCAACTATTGATATCGGTAATGATGCAGTAGCTCAGAACATGAATATTGGTACAGGTGCTGCTGCAAGAGTTATTACTGTAGGTAATGCAAGTGGTGCTTCTCAAATAGATCTGAATTGTGGAACTGGTGGTGTAAATGTAGGAACAAGTGCTACAGCTCACACAACAACTGTAGGATCTACAAATACAACTTCAGGATTAGTACTTCAAGCTGGTACTGGAGAAATCACAGTAACTGGAACTGTAAAACAAATTGATGCTGAGTTAATGGGACAAAGTGGTATTTATGTACCTACTTTCACTCAAGACGCAGTAGCATCTACAGCAGCAAATACTGGTGGAGTACCAACAGGTAACACAGGGGATGTGAACTTGTATGCAATGCAATCAGGTGCTGTAATGCAAGGATTTGTTGTTGGTGCTGGTCAAACAATCTTGCAACCGATCATGGGAGCAAATGGATTGATCATTAGTGCTGACCAAACAAATACAGAAGGAATGGAATATAACTTCCCATACCATCAATATACAATCGGAACAAGTGCAGCATTTGCATTTGAGCTTGATCTGTATATCAACGATATGGACGGAGCTGCTCCTTATGTATTTGGATTTAGAAAAACTGAAGCTAACAATGCAGACTGGACAGCATACGATACTCTAGCATCTATGGGGATGATTGCAGGTACATCTACAACAAATGTAGTTCTTGCAACTGAACTTAATGGTGGTGGTCAAACTATCACTAATACTACAGATGCTTGGGGTGGTGATGGATCTACAAATACTCTAAGAGTGCTTGTAGATGCGAGCGGAAATGTAACATACACAATAAATGGTGCAGCTCCGAGCGTAACAGCAGCATTCCAGTTCGATAATGCTGATGTAGTAATTCCATTCATAAGAATAGGACACTCTGCATCTGCTACAGATGTAGCGATTACAGGAATGAGAATCGGATATCAAGCGTAAATAAATTGAAGTGAGGGGGGAGTTGTACACCCCCTCCTTTTTTAAACAATTAAGGAGTAATTATGAGCGGACAAAACAGGCCATTCAAGTACGGAGCTAATGATAGAAGAGAGTTCATAGTACAAGATTCCGAAGTAGCAGTTGTAGCAATTAACGACACTTCAGGGAACCCAATTTTCCTAGGAAGAGCTAAGGCTGGCATAGGATTGTCAGAGGAAAAATGGCAAATAAGAAAGGTATCATATGATACTAATAGCGGGGTGACGAGAGTTCAATGGCCCATCAATGCTGATGGAGTAGCTTCCACTGAATTTGAATTAGCCTGGAATTCTGAAACTGATCTAACTATCACTGGAATTAGCAATGCTAATCCTGGGGTTGTAACTGTATCAGCTTTAGGAAATTTAACAAATGGAGATAAAATAATCATACAAGATGTAGCAGGAATGACTGAAGTAAATTTTGATGGTAATGATTACATTTTTACTGTAGCAAATATAAATGTAGGAGCCAAAACATTTGAACTTTCAGGGGTAAATACTACTACTTATACAGCATACTCTTCTGGAGGAACTGTAACGTATGGTGAAGTAGTTAACTACACTTACTCGTGAGGTCAAAATGGGTTATAGATACAATGTTTTTAGCGGGGAATTTGATTTAGTAGATGTAACGATTGTTCCACCTACATATGCTAGTCAATTCGTTACCGATTCAGGAACTGCGATTCCAGCATCGCATATATTAAATATTTTAGGAACAGCAGCACAAGGAATTTCTTCAAGTGGAACTGGCAATACAGTTACTCTAACAATAGCAGATTCTACTACTTCTCAGAAAGGTGTAGTGGAATTAGCAACAAATGCTGAGACAATTACAGGATCAGATACTACAAGGCCAGTAGTTCCAGCTTCTCTTGAAGCAAAATTAGGAGCTTTAACCGCTAATTCTATCCCATATGGAGCTGGTACAGGTTCAGCAATTTCTTGGAGTTCTGCGCTGACGGATGGTCAGTTAATGATAGGAGCTACAGGAGCTGCTCCAGCACCAGCAAACATCACATCAACTGGTGGAACAATAACAATTACAAATGGTCCAAATTCAATAAATATAGATCAAGTAGCAGGCTTTGCGCCAATTTCTAAATATATAGTAGATAAAGATGGATCAGCAGATTACACAACTATTCAAAGTGCTATTAATGCTGCACAAGCAGCTGGAGGGCCAGCAGCGGTATATGTAAGACCAAGTTCAACAAATTATGTAGAAAACTTAACATTATATGATGGTATAGATCTATGGGGAGCTGTAGGAGTTGCAGATACACAAACTTGTGTCATTCAAGGTACTCATACTCCACCTACTAGTGGAACATTTACATGTAGAAATATTTTCTTACAAAGTGCAACTGATATATTTTATTCTACAGCAGCTGGATCATGTGGACTTATATTAATAGATTGCGCAACAGCTGTAACAAATGGATATACATTTAACTTACTTAACTGGACTGGAGGATTAACTGGATTTGACATAGGAGAAATTGGATCTACTAATGATGGTTGGATTAATAATACAGGTGGTTCTTTTGTATTCATGGTAAATGTTACAATTGGTGCTGGAACAGCAAATACAATGACAGTATCTGGAGGATTAGAACTTTATAATGCAGCTGTACAATGTCCAATAGAATTTACAACAGGAACTACTGGAACAGCTAATGGAGGATGCTGGTTTAAAAATCCAGTTACATATAGTGGAAATTCGCAAGTAGATATGCAAAATAGTTTCATTGATGGAGGATCTTCTTCAGGAATTAATTTTAATTCATCTGCAAATGTAATACTTTCAAATATGACAATTGATTCTACAGCAACAAACGCTATAGCTGGAACAGGAGCAGGAACTCTTACAATAAACAATGTAAGTTTCCCAAATTCAGATGGAATAGCATCTACTCTAACGCTTGAAGAAGATAACTATACTCATACAGGAGAAATTGTAGCTTATAATATACAAAGACAGATATTCACAGGATTCCATTCATGGTCAGGTTCTGGAAATTACTATTCTATAAGCGGCACTGATTTTACGCTTCTCAGAGGAGGAGTGGGGTATATTAAAGGAAGAAAAGTGGAATGGTCTGGCAGTCAATCAACAGGATCGCTAACTAAAGGTTCAACTTATTTAATTTATATAGACGAAGATGGATTAATTGGAGCCACAACTACATTTAGTCAAGCTAATTATGAAGACAATATACCTCTATTTGAGATTCTATGTGACAATGACACCCCATCAAACACACTAGTTGTAAAAGAAAACCATCCTTATTCAGCACCTACTGATCTCTCTGTGTATCTACATAACTCTGTTGGAACTGTAATATCAAACAGAAATAATGGAGCTAATATAACGTTAAATGGAACTGATGAAATAGAGATTAACGGAACAGATTATCTAGAAGATCATGGATTAGAAACAACTATTCCAGATTCTGGAGGTGTTGGAGAGACATGGGAATTTTTCTATTTAGATGGAACTGGTAAATGGGTTCTTTACTCATCTACTGCAACATTCCCAAGTTATTATAATAATGCAGGAACTCCTACAGCTCTTACAGCAGGAAAATATGGAGTATTTACTCTATATTGTTCTAAAGAAGATCTTAATTCAAGTACTCCTACATATATAGCTGTAATGGATGATGCTCAATATAATAATCAAGTGCAAGCAGAAACAGCGATAGCAAACGAGGCTGTATCAGTAGCAACAAATGAACTATTTACATTAGAAGTATGTCAGTTAGGATATGTAGTTTATGAACAATCCTCATCTTCTATTGTTAGTGTAATAATTGAAAAAGCAACTATTAGAGGAAATGTAGTATCTGGAACAGCTTCTACTGCAAATCTAGTAACTACAGATACAACTAATTTCAACGCATGGCTCTCAGCAGCTGATACAAATGTACAGTCTGCACTAGACACATTGGATGATGTAGGACTAGGTGTAACTCCTCAGCATTCAATATTGCTCGGAGATGCTTCTTATGGAATTACTTCAACTGGAGTTTTGACTAATGGGCAATTAGTGATTGGATCGACTGGTGTAGCGCCAGCGGTAGCTAGCTTAACTCAACCTGGAGCTGGCTTAACAATCACTGGGGGTGCAGGTTCGATAACATTTGCGCTAGCAGACGATTTATCGGCCGTGGAAGCTCTTGCAACAACAGGAGTAGCATCGCGTACTGGAGCCTCTACATGGTCAACATCATCAATTACTCAAGATGCAGTAATTATAGGTGCGGCGAGTGAAGGTCTTCAAAATCTTACATTAACTAATGGACAGCTTCCAATAGGATCTACTGGCACAACTCCAGTAGCAGCGAGCCTTACTCAACCTGGGGCTGGCTTAACCATTACTGGAGGAGCTGGATCGATTACTTTTGCACTTGCAGATGACTTATCAGGCTTAGAAGGATTAGCAACTACAGGTGTAGCATCTAGAACAGGTGCTAGTACATGGTCAACTTCTTCTATTACACAGGATGCAGTAATATTAGGAGCGGCCTCAGAGGGACTTCAAAACTTAGCACTTACAAATGGTCAGTTAGTGATTGGTTCAACAGGAGCTACTCCTGTAGCGGCTTCATTAACAGCACCTGCAGCAGGTATTACAATTACAGGTGGTGCTGGAAGCGTAACCTTTGCGCTTGCTGATGATTTAAGTGCAGTGGAGGGTTTGGGTGCAACAGGTATCGTATCTAGAACAGCAGCTGATACATGGACTACTACTTCAATAACTCAGCATGCAGTACTAATAGGTGATACTGGAGAAGTCCCAGCAAATCTAGGACCTTTAACTAATGGACAATTAGTGATTGGATCAACTGGTGTAGCGCCAGTTGCAGCGACTTTGTCTAATGGAAATAATATAACATGGACAACAGGAGCAGGTACATTAACTGGAAACCTAACAGGAACAACTGATCATACAGTTCAAGTAGGAAATGCTACAGGTAGTTTAACCTCTCTTGCAGCAGCAACTAATGGTCAATTGATAATAGGCTCTACTGGAGCAGATCCAGCAGTAGCTAATTTAGCGTCAGCGGATGGTTCAGTAACCATAACAAATGGAGCTGGAACGATTGACTTAGCAGCAGCAACAGGCCTAACTTGGTCAGTAGAAACTGGAGCAGCAGTAGCAGCAGCAGTTAATTATGGATACATAACGAATAGAGCTGGTGGAATTACATACACATTACCTACAACAGCAGCTGTAGGTTCTATCATAAAAATTTGCAGCATCTCAGGATTAGCTACTATTGCCCAAAATGCAGGAGAATCCATTGTGTTTGGATTACAGACAACAACTGTTGGAGCTGGTGGTTCTTTAGTAATGACGGATGATGGAGATGCTATAGAAATTGTCTGTACGGTAGCTGATACAACATGGGCAGTTCTTAGCTCTGTTGGAAACTGGACCGTTAACTAAGGAGGAAGCATGGCAACGAACAATGCAGCAAATACCTATATAACGCCAGATGCGAACAATATAGTATTGCAGCCATCTCAACCTGCTTTCAGTGCTTATCTTGGATCTGATGATGATAATCAGACAGGAGCGGGCACTGTATTTCGTATTGGAGATACGGATGTTGGAACAGCACTGACTGAGATATTTGATCAAAATGCAGATTTTACAACAGGTGCTTCTGGAGGCGCTTATTTTACCGCTCCTGTAACTGGAAGATATGTATTTATAGCTGGAATTACCGTAGATTCTGTAAGTACCAGTAACTATGAATTTAATAAAGTAGAAACTTCTAATCGCAGGTATATCATATGTTCATGGGATGGTAGTGCAGTTGTAAATGCCGCTGATGAAATCTTCACAGGAGCACATTTTATATGTGATATGGATGCAGCAGATACTGCTAAGTTTTTTACAGTACTCTATAACTTAGGTGGCGATACTGTAGATGTACAGGGAAGCGCAACCTTAGAAACTTATTTTATGGGATATTTACTAGTATGAGGAGAAGATATGGCAACAAATAATTCGGCAAACACATACATTGTGCCAACCGCTAATAACGAGGTAACTCAGCCATCTCAACCTGCTTTTTTAGCTGTTTTAAATGGAGCATGGGCAAATGCAACAGGGGATGGAACAGCTCTTAGTCCAATGACAATTGACCTAGAAATCTTTGATCAGAATGCTGATTTTGATACAGGTACTTATCAATTTACAGCTCCAGTAACAGGAGTATATGAAATAACGAATTCGGTTGGAATTTCTAATGCAGCTGGACATACTGTATGGCTCTTAGCTGTAATTACTTCAAATAGACAATATTATTCTATTTATACTGATGATGTTAATAACTTCCTTAATACTTCAAACAATACTACTTACGAAAACGGAGTATTTGCAGATATGGATGCAGCCGATACAGCACACATATACTGTAGGGTAAATGGAGGAGCTAAAACAGTAGGAATTTCACGTGGAGATTTAACTGACTGTACAACTCATTTTAGTGGGGTATTAGTATGTTAAGGAGAAAATATGGCAACAAACAATAATTTAAATACCTACATAGTTCCAACTTCAACAAATGAAGTAACAATGCCAAGTCAAGTTGCATTCTTTGCAAGACTTGCTACTACTGACTCTAATGTCACAGGAGATGGAACTGCTTTTACATTTGGAAGCGGTAATGCACTAACTGAAATATATGATCAAAACTCTGACTTTAATACTAACGGAACATTCACAGCACCCGTCACTGGAAGATATGATCTCGTAGTATCAAATCAAATAGAAGATACTGGAGCCGCTACTACTTATTTAATAGAGATTATTACTTCAAACAGAACTTATATAGTGGCAAATGTAGGACCTCAAGGAATTGCTTATTCTGCTGGGGCTGATATTACATTAGTGCATTCAGCAGTTCTTGCAGATATGGATGCAGCTGATACAGCAACTGTACAAATTACAGTATCTGGAACTGGAAAGACTGTGGATATTAGAGCTTCTACTGTAGGAACATTTTTTCAAGGAACACTAATATGTTAAGGAGAATTTTATGAAGAAACTATGTTTAAATGGACACAAGATATCTAATGCAGATCAAAAAGCATTAGATCATTATTTGCTGACGACTGCTAAAGAATGGGCGCAAGCAGCGCTTAATGGAATGGTAAATAAGTCAGTTAAGACCATCTATCGTGACTGGATAGAGATATATAAATCAAAGCATGAAGAGATCCCAGGAGATATTTCTCAAATCATAATGGGAATTTTAGAAATGCCTGAGTTTAAACCATATAACAGAGTTGTAGAAGAACCAGATAGAGAAAAACCACAACGTGACGATGCAAGAGAAGATGAGATATGGGAAGGTGGCTTTGATGTTGAGGACTATCAAGATGCGGCACTACGCGCCTTTTATAAAGATCCAGAAGAAAGCCTTTATGATTATATGGAAAATAAGATAGCTAAGCGTAAAAAAGCATTTATTAGAGATTGCGAGCCTGTACTTTTAAATGAAGGAAAGCCAATAGCATCTCGTCATGATAAGTTCATCAAGGATTTTACAAAAAGGCAAGATTACAAAAATAGGAGACAAAGAGATGAAGCTGAAGGAATTAATTTCTAGCAAATGGAGTAAATTATCTATGAAAGTAAGATATTCTATATTTTTATTTGCAGGAGTTCTATTAGGACTTCTAGTGCAAACAAGCTGTACAAGCATTAAAAATTTAATGACTAAGTATCCTCAAGATAATATCGTAGAGGAAATAGTAGAAGACGCTATAGAGAACGAGACGGGAATAGACGTCGATCTCTCCCCGTCTTCCAAGGAGAAATAGTATCATTTGATACTATTTTATGAAATCTTTCATTCTCTCTATAAAGTTATTATCTATAGGTGAAGGAAGATACAATACCTTGGACCCCTCCTCAAACCATTTTAATATGTCTTGAGGTTTGGCATCCCACCAACCATCGGTATAATGATAAGTAATTATCGGATTATTCGCATGGTAATGGGTAACTATTAATATCTGTCTTTTGATGTAATGAACCCCAGGGCACATGTTAACGGTCATGATCATTTGACCTTCTTTAGGGAGTGTATCCCACGAATGCCATTCGGCAAAAATTGAGCAGCAACAAGCTGCACAGATTATAAATATAAACTTTTTCATATATTTCTCCATATGGAGCCCCAATTAAGGGGCTTTTCCATTTATACAAAAAAATTTTATTTATCCCAAGTTAAATATCGTTCTAAATAATTTGGAGTTGTTTCAAGTAGCTTAATTAACTTACATTCAGCTTCTGTGAAACTAATATTTTCTTTTTTGGCGATATCTTTGATTGCAAGCATATAGCAATTATCCCAATCCTCTTCAATTCCCATTTTCATCTCCTTTGTGGAGATACCAACTTTCTTTAGGTTCACCCCTGAAATCGTCGAGATTGACGTTTAAAAGCTCAGGAATCGAATTATAGTCTACCCTCCCTAGGGAGATACTACGCTTAAGACGATATGGCCCAAAATAGGCGTTTCTGTGTCCACACATCGATTTTAGCTTTTGTAACAATTCTTTTTCTTTGTAACAAAGCTTCCGTTTTTCTTTCTTAACTAGATATAATTCGCGAGCATACGCTTGCCATTGAAGATCCTGTTTAACATAATCGTCGTCTGTTAAAGGAGGAGCTTCTAAATTTTCTACATAATCCCAGAATTTGCGCAATTTGTCAATCATTTTCTTGATATATTCCTCATCTCTTTTAACTGTAACGATTACACCTTCACCTTTGTGGAATGAAAAATAATCCATCTCATCAAATCCAGTAACTAAAAGCTGCATCTGAACTTGAGGAATGTAATGTGGTGGGATTTTCCCACTTTTTGCAAGCTCATGATCTTTTTCATTTGGATTCTTAATCTCAACACATTTAGTTTTCGAGTCATTTAAGCCATCCAATGAAGCCATTAAATACAGAAATTCTGCATTTTTCACAGCTTTAGGTGTAAATACCTCTCCTTTCATCTCATTATAAACTTGGCGAGCTGGCTCTTCCATTCTCTGACCATATTGAGTTGCAGCAGTATTTACTTTAAGCTCTTCAAACCCAAGCTTCTCTTCCCATAATAAATATGGGGTTTTAGTTCTCCCATCAGAGAGCTTCCATTTGGAAGCCCCCATGATAATACTAGCATCCGAAGCACCAATATGTTGCTTCCTAAATGCCCAATACTCTTTATCCGATTTAAACTCCAGGATTTGCATATTGCACCTCCTCGCCAAAGTAAGCATCATGATAAAATTCTCCATTAGGCCCTGATTTAACTTCTTCTTTCAATTTATCAAAAGCTTTTTTCTTAGCTTTTTTTATCATGTTCTCATACATAGGTTTAGGAATTTCAGACATCTCAATATTTTTTACTTTCAAAAATTTATTGAGTTTGCTACTCTCATCTGGAAGATCTTTAAGCAATGTAGTTAGAGTTTTTATTTCTTCATCAGTACGTTTATCCTGAACCTCATTGGCGTGGGGTTCAGAAATTTTTTTATGTTCAATTTGATTGTCATTTTGACTATCATTTTGATCGGCTATATTTGGATCATCTTTAATCTCTCCTTCAACATATGAATTTCCAATAACATCCGGAAATAACTGTCGAGCCAAACTAGATAAAGCTCTAGCATATAACATATTCTTTGGATAAGTGATCCATGCATTTTTGTAAATTCCAGCTTTTTTTGCATCTTCTATAGTAAAGGTAAAACTTGCTGTATCGCCGTTATCTTTCCTTTTTCCATGAACAGTGCAGCTTTTCTCGTCTGACTTGGAGCTAAGGCTATGACCTTTGTTTCTTATTAATTCTCCCATCATAGTATAAGTCATTTCTACTCTACCTTTTACAAAGTAAAGCCCTCCCATTAAAGCTTTAATAGGATTTATATCAAGCGCTCTTGCTACCGTTGTAATAGCAAAGACACCATCTTGCCCCATTCTTGCGAAGTAGGGTTGTTTCATCAACATCGCACACAGTTCCTGTGTGTTCTTTATTTCAGCTAAATAATCAGTTTGTTTAACTGCAACTTCATTCTTTTTCTTCATCATTATTCTCCTATTGTATTAAGTTTAGCCATAGCGCGAGTGAACTGTACGCTAAAATCGTACAACTCACTTGTCTTCTTAGCTAATCTTGGTTTATTTTCAGGTAATTTAACTTCAAAAATTGAAGCCATTTCATCAAGAGCGTCTTCTAACCCTTCTACATCTCCAGTGTTATAAACACAGTGTAGAATCTTTTCGAATTGCTCTTTAGCATCATCTTCATATTTTGCAACTTCATCGACATGAACCCAATCTTCCATTGGGTCAACATATATATAATCTTCTTCCTCTAGGGAAGGTTCATAATTAAACATATTTTCTCTCCGCCTTTAAAAAATTTCAAAAAAAGTTCTATGAAATTTATTTAACTTTACAATAATATAAAATAAAATATCGGGTCAAGAAAAAAAGATAAAAAAAGTAACAAAATAGGAAAAAATATGAAAAAACAGGCAAAAGACGTTAAGTATTTAACATTCCGTCAGCTTATAAAAAAGCATGATTTTTTAACTGAATCAGGATGGAGGAAGAGAATCTTCAATAATAAGGAATTTAGAGAAAAGTGCATACGCAAATTTGGAGGTAAAATCCTAATAAAGGAAGATGAATTGTTTGAATATATAGATGAATCGGTTAAGAAATAATGATTAATTTAAATTTTATGTATACTAAAAATTATAAATATTGTAATACGATATTAGGGACCCTGAATAAACCCCAAAGTAGTGGTATGAAAGACGTTAGAAATACATTAGTTTCGGATAAAAAAGGCGGAGAGAAAAGCAGCGATACCTTTCTCCCCCAAAGTAGACCCGTTTCGGGGTCTTGTCATCATTATTCAACGAGGAACAATGATTATAATTTTTTAAAGCATTTCCTCCTAGCCAAAGGATTAAACTATGTATCCTAAAACCCTAAAACAAATAAAGGAGAATTAGAATGTATAACAAACAAATTTTCACAAAGGAGAACTTGAATGTATCCTAACAATAAAAACAAACCAGAATTAAATCAAGCAGATTCTGAAAAAAAATTACCAACAAGAGGATTTCTTGGAGTTTGGATTCCAAAAGAAATCTGGTTAATGAAAGATTTGTCTATAACAGCAAAAGCTGTATGGGCGGAAATACAATCGTTGCACGATGACGAAAAAGGTGGATGCTTTGCTAGTAATGAATATTTAGCGGAATTCACAGGATTAAAAGTTAGAGCACTACAAGATATCTTATCCCAATTAAGAGCCAAGGGTTTAATAAAAACAGTATCATTTAATGGAAGGGAAAGAATTCTTCAAGCAGTTGAACCTAAGAATGCTGCATATCAGACATGCAGAAAACTGCATGGCAGCAATGCAGAAAACTGCACCCATATAATAAAGAATATAAATAAAGAAATATCCTCTAAAGAGGATATAAAGAAAGTCGCACGCGCTCCAATTCAAAAAAAGATTGGAAGAGCTGTCCATGTTGATATTTCAGATCATGATCATCAGAAGCTTGAAGATAAATATGGAAAGGAAGTAAGGGATTGGTGTTACAAAAGGTTAAGTGAATGGAAACAGGATAAGCCTAAGCGTCAATGGACCAAGTGTGACTATAGAACAATTCTTCGATGGGTAGTAGATGCGTATCATGAAGAACAATTAAAAAAGAAGAAAAGGCAAGAATTCGACGGAGGGGAAAAGAACAAAGCTTTAGCTGAAAAGATTGCAAACAACTTTCAATCAATAGCTAAAAACAAAGGAATCAGGATCGATGTGAACATGACGGCCATAACATTTGTTTTTTTAACGGCACAGAAAAATCCAATTACAATTAAATATTCAGAAACTGGATTTAAAGAACAGGTGGATAATTTGATGAGAAAATATAAATTATTATAAAAAAAAATTTTTTCGGGAAAAAAGGTTGATGAAAAATAAAACACTTAATATTGCTGGAGTTAAGACTAAAAATAAGGCGAGTTATATGCATTTTTATCACTCAGGAGCTCCAATTGCTAAAAAAAGACATCGCATGGCAAATGGTATTGCTTATGATACACAATCTAAAATAAAACGAAATTTGAAATGGGAATTTGCTGCACAGTTTCGCAATCAAGGCTATTTAAAGCCAATTTGCGGGCCTATCGCATGTCACCTAGACATATCAGTCCAGATTCCTGCTTCGTGGTCTAAAAAGCGCAAAAAAGCGGCTCTATCGCAATTTGTCACTAGCAGACCTGATTTAGATAACTACGAAAAAATGTATTTAGACGTCTTAAATAAAATAGCTTATGAGGATGATTCTCAAATAGCATCCATAATCTCTAATAAAAGATATAATAATAAACCTGGAGTTAGTATTACTTTAATTCCATTGGAGGATAATAAAATGATTAATGAGCATGCAATAGTATTTAAAGATAAATTAAATGATGAAGAAATAAATTATATAGTTAAAAAAGCTAATAGATTGGGCTTATCCAATCGCCAAATTATAAGAGTTAGTAAGGAGGAAGAAACAGATGGAACGCATCTTTATTTTTGGGCTGAAGGACTAAAGGAGAAGTGCTGTGTCTGAGACATTTAAACAACCAGAAGTAATATATAAATTCTATGCGGACGATAACCATTCAGATATACAACTTGTACAAAATGTACGAAAGTACTTTTCAGCTCTTTGGGAAATATCATCACACTGTAGATATGTAATCAATAAAAAAGAAGATGCGACTGAGCAAGAAGAGAAACTAGCTGAAGAGATATTTAAAATATTTGAAAGAGAAGGAGTTGATTTAGATGTCGAATTTTAAAAGTAATTGGATGACATGTACATGTTGCAAGGCTGTAGTTCAACAGAACAATACAGGAATTTGTCTTGGATGCCAAGGAGGATTCTCTGGGCCTAAGGAAGATGAAATATGTAATATTCCGATAGAGACAAGCTATAAGAAATCTGACGCAACAATGCGTCAACAAAATAATGACGCAAACTTGTGTCAAGAGGAGCAAGATTATGCCGTTAAAGAAGGGAAAGTCGAAGAAGGTAATCTCGGAGAACATCAGAAGGGAGATGGAAGCGGGACGTCCTCAGAAACAAGCAGTTGCGATAGCACTGAATGTAGCTGGAAAAAGCCGAAAAAGAAAAAGTGGTGGAAAAAAGAGGAGTAAGAAATGAAACTCTTTATAATTTCAATTCTAGCATCATTACTTCTATTTTATAGCAGTTTTGTATTTCTAGGATACCAACTGTTCATAGGTCTTACATTCTTTGGAACTGGAGCAGCTTTATTAAAATTTATGATGAAAGGGGTAACTCAAAATGGGTAAGTTATGCCAGTTTTGTAAGAAATCAGAGGATACTAGATCGTATAAATTCTCTGAAAGAGCTATTCAATGGAACCGTTCTTTATGTGAGACATGTGTAAAGAAATGGGATAAAAAGCTCAGTAAATACAAGGGAATTACACTGGAAGGAATTGATACAGTTCCAGCTCCAGAAGTTGTGGAACAAAAGCCACAAAAGCCACAAAAGAAATTAAAATGGTGGCAACGGGTGTTTAAATATTTTGAAGGAGGGTACATCTGTGATTAGAGTTGATTCAAGTAGTGTTCATCGTCCAAGGGAAGAATACCAAGCGATGAGAAAAGTTAAAGATAACCTTGAATTTCTTGTAAGAAGAATGAAGGAGATAGCAGAGTTTAAAGCTTTTGCTCGTTCTTTAGATGGAAGAGTAGAAGTAATTAAGAGGGAACGTCATGATTAAATGTACAAATTTTAGACCATATGAAAGTGGTTATTGTAAAGGATTTGCTGATATTTCAGTAGATAAGTGGGGAATTACTCTTAAAGACCTTACGCTATTCGAAAAAGATGGTAAAAGATGGGTTGCGCTTCCATCAAAAGAATACACAGATAAAGAAACTGGTGAAAAGAAAAGAGCTTCTTTTATCCATTTCAAAGAGAAAGAACATAAGTTCGAGTTCTGTAAAAGAGCAAGAGATGCGATAGATCAATATATTGGAGGGCAGCGTGATTGATAAAGATATAATAAATTTTCCTAAGATTCAGTGTCCATTTGTTCGAGAGGACAGAAATGGCAAGTATGTTTGTATCCCACAGGTTACACCATATTTTGAATGGGTATTCAAAGATCCAGATGTTATCGCAGTAGATAAACTTCATGGAACGAATATTTGTTGTATATTTGATCAAGGTATTCTTCAAGCCATAGATAACAGAACCAATAGGCTAACAGCACAACCATGTGTGTCAGCTAATTGGAAAACAGATACATATCGAGCTGTAGAAGGCGTAATTCAAGCCATGAAAAGAGGTTGGATTGATAAATTCTTTACAGGAAGGATATATGGCGAGCTTGTAGGGCCAACAGTTAATGGAAACTTACATGAACTTGACGTTCATTACTTCGTTCCTTTTGATTATCTCAAGAAACATTGTCACTGGAAGTCTTGGAGTGCTAATAAATATCCTAAGACCTTCGAATCCATAAAACAATGGTTTTGGGATTTGCCATCACTATTTACCAAAAGGATTGCGAAAAAGGAAGGAATGGCTGAAGGTCTCGTATTCTATCGCAAGGATGGAAGGATGGCTAAACTGAGAAGAGATATGTTTGAGGAGTATGTTTAATGAATATATTTTTCACAAGTGATACTCATTTTAGTCATCATAACATAATTGAATATGATCAACGTCCATTCAAAGATGTAAAGGAGATGAATGAGAAAATAATTAGCAATTGGAACGCTAAAGTGCCAGAAAAGTCAATAGTATATCACTTGGGAGATTTTGGATTTGGGAAAGTAGAAGAGCTTAAAAAGATAAGAGATCAATTAAATGGAAGTCTGTGCCTCATTAGAGGTAATCATGATGAATCCATAAATAAAATGCATGAGGTAGGATTTGATGGGATAGCCAATGAATTAACCCTTCACTACAAAGGGATAATATTTGTGTTAACTCATGACAAAGATCTTGCTTATGCCGATGTGAAAGGAACGCTAAACGTTCACGGACATACACACAGTCCGCACAAATTTCATAAAAACTTCATAAATGTATGCACATCAGCATGGGGTTATACTCCTATTGGATTTGATGAGCTGCTTTTTGAATATAAACAACAAGGGAGAAGATGATGGAATATAAAGTAAATTTATTCTATGCCAATGGAAAGGACATGGCTCTCGTTATGGATCTAACGAAGGCTGAGTTCGACAAGTTTCTAGCAAATGCTGCTAGAGGAGTTCCGCACTGGAACAAAGATGAGAAGGGAGGATTTGCAATTCCTCTACATAATGTGATGTATTATACATTCGGAGAATATACGGATGAGATGAAGAAAGCTGATAAGGCTAGAATGGAAGCTTTTGAAAAGCAAGCCCAAGCAGCTAAAAAGATAGAAGAAAAAAAAGAAGAAAAGAAAGATATTAACGCTGCGTAAGTAGCCAGTTTATCTTGCCTGGGAGCAATCCCGTCAGCGATAGGTACAAGATGAAAGAATTAAAGTGGAAGTATGAGAAGAGGAATTTAGATGACCTCATCGAAAACAAAGATAATCCAAGAAGGTTATCAAAACACAAGGCGGAGAAACTCAAGAAGTCCCTCGAAAAGTTTGGACTCTGTCAGCCGCTCGTCATCCAACCAGACGGGAAGATCGTCGGAGGACATCAGCGCCTCAGGACACTCAGGTCAATCGGCATTAGTGAAGTTGATGTTGCATTACCTTCCCGAGCACTTTCAGAGCAAGAAGAACAAGAACTAACTATCGGCCTCAACAAGATTTGTGGCGAATTCGATTTGGACATGTTGGCAAATCGGTGGGAACCCTCATTATTGTTAGAGGCTGGTTTTACTCAAGATGAATTGTTTAATGAGGTAGAACCTCAGCAAAAGCCTAAAAAGTTCACAATTACTCTAAAGTTTGAAAATGAAGAGAATCTCCGTGAGGTAGAGAATCTTCTAGAGCCTGTAATGACATCATTTTTGGGTGCAACCATGAAAGTGAGGTGTAAATGAAGGCAGGTAGACCAAAAATAGAGATTAATTGGTTAGAAGTAGATGAATATCTAATCGCAGGAGTTTCAGGTACGCATATTGCCGATACGCTCGGTATTTGCAATGAAACCTTATATGATCGGTGTAAGCAAGAACATAAGATGAATTTCTCCGATTATTCCGCCAAAAAGAGACAAAAAGGGAATTCGATGCTTCATTACAAGCAGTTTAAGACTGCTATGAATGGCAACGTATCCATGCTTGTTTGGCTTGGTAAGCAGCGATTAGGACAAAAAGAAGATCCAAAGAGCACAGAGGGATTCGATGGGAAGCTTGGAGAGTTCCTAGATTACCTCAAGGCGATGGATAAGAAGAGAGATGGTAACAAGGAGGATAATAATGTTACAAAAAATAGCGAGAGCAGAAGTCATCGAGGAGATGATAAGATTAGCCCGTAGGATACACTTTTTTACGGATGTATTAGAAGGGTGGGAGGACATCGTTCGTCCTACAGAAAAAGAAGTTCTAAAGGTTCTAGATGAAATGGAAGATAGAGTCATAGAACATTTTGTGGCTGAAGGCACAGAAATACAGAAGGAAATATATAAAGAGAAAAAGAAATCTAAGAAGAAGGCTAAAAAGAAAACTTCTAAGAAAAAGAAGCTTACTAAAGAAGAACTTAAAAAAGATAGTGAACGCTGTAAAGCATATTATTGGGCTCATGTTGAAGAAAGAAGAGCTTATGGAAATGAACGATATAAGAAAATAAAGGCTGATCCCGTTAAGTATAAAGCGCTTCAAAAGTATAGAAAAGAATATAAAAAGAAACTGAAGGAGAAAGCCAATGTTTGAGGAAATCCCAAGAGGAAAGATTCTTACCGATAAGGATCTCTTGCGCCTCATCAATGGATTTCTAGAGCGAATATTTAGAACTGTTAAGAACCGTTCTCAAGCGAAAACAAAGGCCAAGCATATTCGTGAGGTTGGAGTAGCTAAGCTAGAGTATGATGAGGTTCCCTACGATAAAAATGGATGGGCAGACGCGAGAGTATATGCTCCATCTAGATTCGAGATTGTAGAACTAAAGACACGTAAAGGTATTGCTAATGGATGGTACAAAGGCGGAGATTGGTATTCAGGAAAGCTTGGAGATAAAATCCAAGTCTTGAAATGGAGACCAGTTAAAGAAAATTTCATTGGAGGGCCTAAAAATGTCTGGTGAGTGTGAGAAATGTGGAGAGCATTGTCTTGATTGTCAGTGCTTGGATATTCATATATGTGCTGTCATCGAAGAGAAGATAGAGAAGATATATGAGAAATATAAGCAATATCCTAAGGAAACAATGCATTCGCTTCAAACATTTATGAACATCTTGGATGAAGATGAGATGGCTAGGATGAGAGATAGAGAGGAGGAAGAATTCTCTAGGAATCCTAGAATGTTTCTTGATCTTGACGGAGCTTTAGAAGGCTTTGAATCTGAAAGAGATCAAATAGAAGGCGAGGTTGAGCCAGGATACATTTGTAGATGTTGTGCGATGCGATTAAATGCAGTTCCTCCTAAACACCATATATGTACATGGCATAGAGGAAAATGCGAGTTTTGTGGAGAGATAGCTAACTTATGTCACACTAGTGATTGGAGTTGGCCTGATAAGCCTTATTTAGAGGCTGATAGAGAAATTTAAATTATGGAAGTGTTGAGGTTCGTTTCGAAATACAGCCTCCTTTTTGTTAGTTAATCTGCCTTAACGCTTCCCTTTTACGCTGACGTAGCTCAGCTGGCCAGAGCACGTGATTTGTAATCACACGGTCGGGGGTTCGAATCCCTCCGTCAGCATTGGAGGAAGAATATGCAATTTAAAAGAATATTCAGACTTAAGAGAAAGGAGCCACAAGCTCCTAAGAAGAAAAAGAAGAGCGGTCATAATACGAAAGTATGGGCGCTAGTTTGTCCCTTTGAGGGAAGATATTATAAGAAGTTGCCTGAACAAGTTCCTTATCAATATGTTAAGAGTCTCTTGAAGAAAGGAGTTTTTAAAGATAAGGGATATAAATGGTTTCGTGATCTTCTTATTAAATGTGGTTCCATTAGTAAGGATGGAAAGAGAGCATTAAAGAAAAGTAAAAAAAGAGGTTAATTATGAATTTATTAAGGGCCGTATGGCATTTAATACTTTTAATAACAGTTTATACGGTTTTTAATACTAACCCATTATTTAAAAGAACCATTAGTGACGTATGTGAAAAAGTAACTCAGTTACTAAAGGTTTTGATGAATAAATTAAAGTAATGTTTTGACAAGGAGGACATTATGATTAAGTTTTGGAAGTATATATGGAATTTCTTTATAGGAATTACCATTTACAGTTCTTTCATTGAGAATAAGATGTTTCATAAAGCTGTGCTGTCTTTAGGAAAAGGATTCGGAGCATTAATTGTGTTCATTGGAAAGGGCATAATAAGCGGAGTTTTCAAATGAGCAACTTTACAAAGCTCATAGACGAAAACTTTCATGTAGATGGATATAAAGCTATCTATGAGAACGAACGAAAAGAGATGTTTGACAAGATATTAGAGACACTAACCGATAGAGAACGCGTAGTAATTATCAATAGATTCGGTTTAGATGGAGCAAAAGAATTAACATATGATCAGATTGCTAACAGATTTGGGGTAACTAGAGAAAGAGTAAGGCAGATTCAGATGAGAGCCATGAAGAAACTGAGACATCCAACGAGAAGCAAGAAGATGCAGAAGTTTATGGAAGATTTAAGTAAATAAGATTTTGCCGCAGCGATTTTAGGCAATAAAACAACGAGGAAGAATGTATCAACTTAGCGACAAGCAAATAGATGCTTTTCAAAAGTCTGATGCCAGAATCAATATCTTTGAAGGTCCAGTGAGAGCTGGGAAATCCTACATTGCTCTATTGAGATGGCTAGAATTCTGCAGGAATGGTCCGAAGGGTCCGTTGATTATCTGTGGAAGAACAGACAAAACAATCAAAAGAAATATTATTGGCCCTCTTCAGGACCTTGTTGGAGTAAAAGTACAGTATTCCATCGGTAAAGGGGAAGTGCGGCTATATGACAGAATTATGTACGTAGTAGGAGCAAATGATGATAGAGCAGAGGCTAAAATTAGGGGATCAGAATTTGCGGGAGCATTGTTGGATGAGGTTTCGCTTCTTCCAGAGAATTTTTTTAAAATGTTGCTTTCTCGCTTATCTATTCCAGGCGCACAGTTGTTCGCGTCCACTAACCCCGATTCACCCTACCATTGGATTAAGCGAGACTTTATTGATCGAGAGAGTGAATTGGATCTTAAAGTCTTTTCATTTCACATCAGAGATAATCCCTCCTTGGGAGACAAATATATTGATGACTTATCAGCGGAATACCAAGGACTCTGGCACAAGAGGTATATATTAGGAGAGTGGGTACTAGCAGATGGTGCCGTATATGATTTTTTTGATGATAAGATACATGTCATTCCAATGCCATTATCTCAGGCAACATACTACATAGTAGGAGTTGATTACGGAACGACTAACCCGTGTGTTTTTACGTTAATTGGATACAATCCAGGTCATTACCCAAATATGTGGTTAGAAAAAGAATATTATTATGATTCTAGAAAAGAATTAATGCAGAAATCTGATTATGATTATGCAATGGATCTAGAAGAATTTATTAGAGGATATAACGTCAAAAAGATCTATATTGATCCATCTGCTGCCTCTTTTAAGCAAGAACTTAAGAGAAATGGAATATACAACGTTGCTGATGCAAAGAACGATGTAGTGCCAGGAATTCGATTCCAAGCACAGCTATTGTCGAATGGTACGTATAAAATTTGTTCTAATTGCATAGAGACTATTAAAGAATATCGAAATTATCTTTGGGATTCTAAGGCATCCGAAAGAGGCGAGGATAAGCCAATAAAACAGTTCGATCATGCAATGGATGCACAACGATATGCATTATTTACACATTTCTTTCAAAAGAACTTAAGACCTGAATTCACAGAGTCTGATGCCGAACATCTAGATAAGTTATACGGCAGATACAGAAAATATAATTAAAATCAAGAATTATTTTTTTTTTTCGGTTTTTTTTGTTTATGAAAATTATTTAACCCTATACCAGTGAGTTAGAAAAGGGTGAGGTGTCTATATGGCAAAAAAATGGATTCAAAAAGCAATTAAAAAACCTGGAGCTTTAAGAAAAGAACTTGGCGTGAAGAAAGGAAAGACGATTCCAGCTAAGAAATTGGCAGCTGCTGCTAAAAAAGGTGGCAAATTAGGGCAAAGGGCACGACTTGCTGAAACATTAAAAAAAATGAGAAAAAAATAATTTAACGACTCGCAGCGATCTGGACTTCCAGAGAGTCAATTATTCAACGAGGTAACAATGTCAGATAATCCTATCGTTCGTGAATATGACGAACAATATACAGAAGCGTATTATGCATGGAATCCTTTCTACCCATTAGCAGACAGGGACTTACGATTTTATTTGGGAGATCAGTGGGACGAACAAGAGAAACAGAAATTATTTGAAGAAGGAAGAAACGCATATTCGTTTAATCTCATACGCAGAAATATAAACCTCTTAACGGGATATCAACGAAAACATAGATTAAGTTCCGTTGTATCTCCAATGGAGAATTCTGATCAAGCTGGAGCAGATGAACTATCTCAGCTCCTTCTATATACATTGAATAAAGGCGAAGGATATAAATTTATATCTGAAGCTTTTGCTGGTGCTTTAAAGACTGGCTTCAATCTTCTAGACATCTGGATGGATTATAGAGACGATCCAATTAATGGAGACATTAGATTCGGTCGTACTCCTTACAATGGATTCATCACAGACCCTTATTTTACCCAATTAGATTTTTCTGACTGTTCTTATGTCATTAAACGTAAGTATCTTTCAAGGGAGCAAGCAAAATCGTTACTTCCTGGCCAAGAGAAGGATATTGATACTCTCGTCAAAATTGGATGGTCAAGAGACGATAAATTTACATGGCTTCCTTATCAAAGACAGCCAAATGGAGAGGATTTCCTAGCATACAACGAATTTTATAAGCAGGGATGGGAAATGGTTCCAGTGATAGTAGACCAAGAAACTGGAGAATATACGGAATGGGAAGGCGATAGAGATGGTCTTGAGATGTATTTACGTGCATATCCTCAGTTAAAAGTAGTTAAAAGACCTAAAAAATATGTTGAGTGCCATGTCATCGTAAATGATGAATATATGCGTACCGAACGCAATCAATATGGACTCAATGAGTATCCATTCGTTCCACTTGTTGGAAT